CCCTTCGATGCGTCTGTAATTAAAGTTTGTGCTTCGTTTGATTCCGTAGAAGGTTCAGTCTCATTTGTTACTGCTTCTTCTTCGACTTCTTGTTCTTCTGCGGGTCTGCCCATCTTGGATTCAAGTTCTCCATAGGCTTTGACGAGGTCTTCCGCTGACTTAAACTTCTCTGGTAACCATTCTGGGCGTTCTTGCTCGACTTGAGGTTCTTCAACCGTCTCTGTTTGCTGTTGATCGGGTTCAATCTCGTTAGGTGCTTTTTCGTTTATTTCGACTTTTTGGTAATCTGCCATGATTGTATTCTTTCACGTGGTTTGGTTGTGTTATTGTTCTTGTGATTGCTCTTGTGCAATAGCGTTTATAGTCGGCGCTACAGCGGGCGCTCCAAGCTTCATCATCATTTCTTGTTGTTGAGCCTGTTGCATCTGTTGTTGAATTTCTTCTTCCGTCTTAATCAATCCTTCGGTTTCGATACCAAGTGCGGTAGCACGTCGTTTAAAGTAATCACTTACATTGACGTACTGCATAACGGACTCAGGACCAACGACTTGTGACGCTCCAGCAAGGAACATATCAAGACGATTAAGATCATTACCACGTCCAAGCGCTTCAACGCCTGTTACTATGGTAGGTTTAACGATGTCCTTCGGAAGTTTAGGAAGGCGATCCTTCTTACTCATACGCTCCATTAAGCGCGATACAAGCGGAAGTTGGAACTCCTGTGAAAGTATTGAATAGAGTCCGCCCAATGCCGCTTCGAGTTCTTGGCTCAACATACGTATTTCTTCAGCGGTAACTCGTTCGGCATCACGCACCACGGAACTATTCAAAAGGAAAGCGTGAGATAAACGGTCTTGTATTTTAGCACTTACCGATTCAGCTACACGAAAATCATTAAACTTATTAAGTTGTAAAACGGATACATCGCCGTCACTACCTTGTACAATCGCACCGTTAGGCGCTTCAGCTAAAGTTCTCGCGCGCGTAGTACCGTTAGGATTAATCATAAACAACACCTTAGCGGCGGCGGCACTACCTTCTACAATTGCTTTAGTCAGCGCTTCAAGCGATTTAAGGTCGCCGATATACTCTTCAACAAAACCACGTCCGTAGTCTTCGCCATCAATACGTGTATAGCGTAAAGGTATCCAAGGCGACTTGTCGATAGAATACGATCCTTTCGACTCTTCAATGACAATTCCTTTGACGTCCTGTTGAACGATGAACTTGTCACCTTCACGAACAATACTCGTGTATAAGTCGCAGTTGTTATCCTTAGATTCCTTGTAAACTTCTTGGCGTACTTCTTCGGGAAGCATGAACGGTGCAACAGTTTCTTTCACGGCTATATGCGTGACATTGCCCATTGCATCGCGTTTAACGACGTATCTGTCTGGACGGAACACACGCATACCACCATCGTCAGGCATGTATAAAAGCGTGTTACCACTAACCAACAAATTCTTTAGTGCTTCAAACACACCGACTCGAAACGCTTCTACTTCGACCTCTTGACTTACTGCTCGTTCAACATCGCTTAAAGCTTTTTCAAGATCGGTGCGTAACTGTTCGCCTTGCTCCTCGCCCATTTCTGCTTTCGCTTTTTCAAGCTCGTATCGGTCGATGACCAAACGAAAGAAAGGCGCGTTAGGCGGTAGTAAAGCGAGTAATAACTTAGACGCTAGATTGTTTACACCACGCGCTCCAATGCCTTGATACGGTGTGTAGTACTTCGTATGAGGACCGTGTCCTTCGGGTGGAAGAACGTAAGGTATCGTCAACTCAGCAGACGTTCTAGCGCGATCTAAAAACGACCAACGCTGTCCTTCAAGCTGAGTGTATAGGCTTTGAGCCGTTTCGTATTGCATATATTTTAAACAGGTTCGTCAGGAGTCCACTCGTCAGTCTCTAAAATAGCGAGTATTTCGGAGTGTGTGTATTGTGTTTTGTCTTCTAAGAATGAAGGTGTTGTGTCGCTATCAAACTTAACAAATGTCTTCGTACCATCGACTGAGTAACGAATTGTATCGGCACTGGTTTGATTAACCAGGTTAAAATCAACGGAGTCTACTTCGTCCGCATTTATTATTACATATTTTCTGCTCATAATTTATTAAGGTGTATTTCCTGTTCCACTAACAATGCCATTAGGGGATGCAGTATTATTTAGCGTTCCGTGGTTACCAGCACTTCCTTGGTCTGTGATTGTAGTACCTGTTCCGCCGTCATTATCTCCCATTCTCCACCAGTTTACAGGATTAAGATTTAAACCATTAGTCCCTAGATCGGTTGGTCCTGCACCGCCGTTATAAATAGCTGATATGTCAGTGGCAGTTAAAGCGGAGTTCCACCAAGCCACTTCATCAATTAAACCATCAACGAATCGGTTAGTAGCAGCTCCTCCTAATCTACTTAACCCTGTTGGGCTTCTGTCTATACCTGTCGCTCTTAATACTCCGTCTTTGTATAATGTAGCCGTACCACCACTGCCTACTATAGCAAGGTGTGTCCAAGTTCCTGTTGTGATAGCGTGAGTTGCTCCTAATGTTAATGCTGAAGCACCTCCATCATATATGTAAACAATCTGACCATTTGCTGTTACGTAACCATAATAGAAAGACGATCCGAATAAGTAAATACCAGCACTACTAATAGAATCTAATTTAATCCACATACTTAGAGTTTTAGAACTACCAGCGTCAAATGAAGTAAATGTCATGTGGTCGTCAGTACCGTCAAAATTCACGCTATTATTATTACTAAAACCAGGTGTAAGAACTAAGTCAGCGTTCCATTCATTCCATCCAGTGCCGTCCCACACTAAAATCTTGTTGGAATCTGTCTCAAAGTAAGACTTACCTACATCCCCTGTGCTTAAAGTTGGTCGACTCGTTGAAGTTGTTGAAGTTAATGTACTCATTTTTAATTACTAATTTTGATTATATCCATGCCAAACTGTTCCATTATAAACATATAAACGATCGGTGTCTTTAGCGTGTACGATGGTGTAGTCAGGTGCATCTGTTTCATCACGGAAGTCTGATTCGTTATCAAACACTTGAATGGTTGGGAATGTAAGAGAGATGTCAAATACTGAAGTAATTGTAGGACTAGCTACCACTCCGAAACTAAATGTAGGTAGGACGAACATTAGGATGCAGTGTCTCCAGCTAACACAAAAGTGTCATCAGCGTAAGCTAGTAAACTTGCTACTCCGTACTGACCGTTTATTTTAGTATGAGATTGTCTGTTGTTGATGGTAGTTGAAGATGCACTAAAGCTAACTTGCCCAGCGCCTTTCTGAACGAAGCTACAATTAAATCCAGCACCTAATCCACTTGGTACAGTAACTGTAACTGCTGACCCCTTATTAAGGACTACTACCTTACCATTATCTCCCGCTAATAAAGTGTATGCTGTCCCCGTTTGATCATTAATACTTGCATCAAATCCAAGAATTGCAGTACCTCCAAAATCGCCATCTGTAAGGTTACCAGCATTAATTGTTACTGCTCCCATTAAGTTAGATACTGTTATTCTTTTAGTCGTACCGCCCGAACCGCCGTCAACGATTGCCAACTCATCGGAGTTATCGGGTGTTGTCGCTAATTCGGTGAGTGCTGAGATTTTTGTGTTTG